GCTAAATCTTCACTACCTCCTTTAGATAACTCTTGTATTAAGGTAGCTTTATAAGATTTTATAGCATTTTCAATATATATCAAACATACTTTATAAATTAAATCTCTGTAAGCTCTTGCCTGTGCTTTTACATGTTCTTCATTATCGTCAGAAAAACCAACTATCTTGTCAGTAAGTTGCTTTGCCCAAAACTCAGGCGGGTGTCCACCAAATTTTGTGGTTGATACTTCTACCATGCCCAGTTCAGGCACACCATCAGGAGTTATTTTTATTACCATTTGTTAGGCTCTGGCGGTTGTAAATGACTGTCAAACCTATCCGCAACTTGCGGCAGTATTTTATGTTTTTCTACGGTCATTTCACTGATTTTTTTTAATTCTATGCCATCGTTACCTTGCACAGGCACGTAGGGGTCTTGTAATCTATGATAACCGTACAGCCTTTGTTGTCCTGGTAAATTAGTGTCTAACAAAGAACTTGTCGCAGCCACTTCTACTTGTATACCCTTTTCCATACATTTAACAAGCCAAAACTCGACACAAGCTCTGCCTTGTTCTGCAAAATGTAAATTGTTTTTATATGTAAAATCTATGCCAAATAACTTTATATTCGCTACGTCATTCCAATATGCAAAGGCAACAGCATAAGCTACGGTGTTATTAAGATAGTAACAATTTGTAGTCTTTACTATTTCTTTTACAGGATATTCAACAAGATTTTTACACCTTTCATCTATTTCACACGTATATATTGGTTTGTTGTGGCTTATAAGTAATTCTTTCATGCTGTCAGTTTGTCCACCAGCATGGTTTGTATCTAAAAATCTTGATGGTGGGTCCATCATAAATACTCTGTCATGAAATATAACAGATGCTACAGCGTTTATTACCCACACCTCGTCAAATTTAACACCGTGTGATTTAGCTAGACAAAAGTCAAACCAACTTTTGCCTAGACCAACAATAGCTATAGTCTTACCATTAAGTTTTTTTATAGGTTTCATCTCTCTCTCTTTTTTGTAACTTTACGTTACATTAATTCTTAACGAATCATATCTCATTTCATCTCTAGTATCTCGTCCTTCGCCTATATTTTTAAGTCGCATTAAGCTTTCTTTAAATCTCGCTTCATAAGCATTTATGTCGTCAGGTGGTAATTTTAAAAATATTGCACCTTCCAGTAAACAACCATATAACAATGTATCGGGTGCATCTGTTGATAAGTACGTTGTGCCTGAGTCACTGCCTGCTGTTAAAGATGTTGGCTTTGCTAAGTAATGTAATTCAACACTATAGTTACTGTCTGGCACAGGCGCGACTTCAAAACTGCTTTGGTCGAATATAGCGTAATACCTTGGCTTACCTGTGGTCGTTGTGCTGCTTATATATTCTTTTATAAAAGAATTATGCTTTAAATCTAAATAATCATATGTATTAGAGCTTATAACAGCTAATGAAAATGGCGCTAAAAAATCAGTTGGTGTACCTAAAAAACGATTACTAGATGTAACATTACCTTGCACATTTTTTCTTTGGTCAGGCAATTGCACACTTTTAAGTATTCTTTCTTCGGCTTGTAAAATAAAATTATTTAGATTATTAACAAAAGTTGTTTCATCTGTTTCTAAATAATCTTGTACTGCTGTTTTTAGTGTAGATAACGTAAAACTCATGATGTAGTTATTGTAACTGTACCCAATGCACTTGTCATGTTGTCTGGTGTCGTAATTTTTGTTCCTATAATTCCTAAATCAAAATTTGTGTAAACAGTAAAAATTGTTGGTGATACGCTTATATCTGGTCTTGGCTCCCTTACGGCCTGTGGGTCTACTTTGTTAGTAGTTGGCTCTAGTTGTGGATGTTTAGGCTCATAACAACTAGGACAAGTTTTAAGACCATTCCATTCTTTACGAAGTTGTTTTAAATAATATCTGAAGCCACACCTGTCGCAGATAGCGTAAGGATTTTTGTTAGATGCAAAAGCCATTATGCAATATTATAATTCGATACATCTGGCGTTATCTTTACTGAGGCTCTGTCTTCGTCTGATGCTAATGCTCTTTGAAATTCCTCATCATATAACGCTTTTAACATGGCTGTTTTTTCAGGACTTTTTTTAATAGATAAATAGTATGCTAAACCTGCGGCCAAACAAGGATAAAACCTGAAAGGCATTTGTAACGTATCTGTTGCAGCATCTACGTCATCCATACGTGTCAGCACGTTCATGTGTATCGTGTATGTGGTTGATTTATCAGGAGTTGGATAAACGCTAATTGTCGGATTAATTTGTTTATCAATAAAAAACTGTAAAGGTTTACCTGTCGTAGATTTGTTAGGTATGGATGCGTATTCGCTTCTCGACAATCTGGTCATTTGTAAATCAGAATTTTCTGAGTTAACTGTTTGTCTTACAAAAGCATCTAAGACATCGATGGCTGCGCTTGCCACACTAGAATCTACGTTGTATGTAGTAGTGTCTTTAACCATAGTCACAGTTTTTTCTTGTATAGTCCACTGATTTAAACCACGATTAGCCCACTCTGCCAACAGAAGATTTAAACTTCGTCTAGCTGTCTTTAAATCATAAGCAGTTCTTAACTCTAAGCCACACCTTTCAAACGCCTCCTCAACATAATCGGCAACGTCTAATTCGAAATTTTTAGAGCCTGATACTGCCATTTACTTATTTTTTCTTTTTAGCAGAACCGCCTCTACCTAATTTTTTAACGCCTGCTTTACCACCGCCCATCATTTTTTTGACACCAGCCTTACCACCACCCATCATTTTTTTGACACCAGCTTTACCACCACCCATCATTTTTTTGACACCAGCTTTACCACCACCCATCATTTTTTTGACACCTGATTTAGCTCCACCACCACCTTTCATTTTGCGTGGTGTACCACCTCTACCAAGTTTTTTAACACCAGCTTTACCGCCACCCATCATTTTCTTAACGCCTGATTTTGGGTTGCCTTCCATATCGACCTTGACCACGCCTGATTTGGGTGTAGCACCACCGCCTGCCATTTTAAGAACGCCACCATCCTTCATAGACTTAGCTATTTCTTTTTTATCGGCTGGCGACAAACTGCCTACTAATTTTTTTAAGCCTTTTAGTTTATTTTTCACTATTTACTCCTTCGTTTCAAAATATCTTGGAAATCTTTTTTATCCCAATCTTTATAATAACCTATTTTTTCTAATGTTTCAGATGCTTTATTTAATTCATCTAATTTTTGCATAAAAACCATATTATAACTTTCGTCAAAATGTGGCTCAAAATGTTCTTGGTCTACTACAACCTTTTCATCATGTTGTTGATGAAAACCCATTACCCACAAGTTTTCACTGTTAACAAAAGCGTTTAACATGGCTATTCTACTGTCAAAAGTTAACATGTCTAAATCCATGTTTGTATCACAATAAATAATAACATCTTTATCTGTAGGAAAATTTTTGGTTATATCTACTAGGTCTGTCCAATGTAAACATTTTGACAACATTACGTCTACCCTATTGTTCTCCCATGTTTTTTTTGCATAAGGACATACAGGCTTTTCTGTTTCTAATACTTCTTTAGACCAACCTCTAACCTCTTGTCTTATAAGCTGTTGACTAATCATTTTTTCTTTTTTACAAATGTTTTTACGTTTGTTGGCTTGCCACCAACACCTTGTTTTTTAGCTCTTTTTCTTGAAACAGCAGAGCGCTTTTGTGCTTTTGTCATGCGGTTAGCTACTCTTTTTGGCACACATTTAGGGTATTTACGTTTAGAACCTTTCGCTTTTTTTCTACCACATTTTTCATGGCCGCCACCTTTTTTCTTTGAGCCAATATCAACCCAATCTTCAGCAAACCATTTGGTAAGTCCTTTCATTACCTACCACGCATTTTAGTTTTTTTTCTTTTGTTTTCCATTATTGCTCCACAACCTTTAGCAATAAAGCCACCGTTTGCTGCACGCACTACGCCGCCCATAGCTTTACCTTTTGCACCTTTATAACCGCCGCCTCTTTTTTTATAGGTTCTTACTAGCCATGCAGACGCATACGCACTTGGAAAAACTTTAAATTTTCTTTTTGCTTCAGCTTTTACTTTTGCATATAGGCTTGGGTTGGTTACATTGCTTGGTGTTGTTGATTTCTTTTTAGCCTTACCACCTTTTTTGAGTTTTAAAGTTTCTAATGTTTCAGCCTGCTTGGCATGTAATCCACTAGCTTTTTTTAGAGCTTTAGAAACTTTTTTTATTTTTTTCTTTGCATTTTTTTTAACAAACATTTTACACCTACTTTTTTTTGTTTTTATTTTTTTTGGCCTTACTTAAAGCAATAGCTACAGCTTGCTTTAGTGGCCTGCCTTCTTTTTTTAACTGCCTTATATTTTTACTTATTACTTTACGGCTTTTACCTTTAGTCAATGGCATTTAACACTTCCACCTGCGTCTAGCTTGTCTTATTCTGGAATTTGGGTCATTTCTTGTTTTGGCTGAACTTTTTTTAAGTTGTCCTAAAGACCTAGCGCAAAATGATTTTCTTCTTTTGGCTGCTTTGCTACCCTTTTTTACTTTACCTGTCACTGCTGTTTTAAGTTTTGAACCAGGATTAGCCTTTCTATAAGCCGCAACACCTTTTTTAGTCATGCCTGCACCAGATTTGGTAGGGCGATAATTACCGCCCTTACCAATAGTTCTTCTGATAGCCTTAGCTTTTTTTCTAGGTTTTGCTTTAGCTTTTGCCATTCATCTAATAATTCTTTGTCAATACTAGAATTATAGAGTAAGTGTCGCCACTAGAATGACCCTTGGTTGTAAAGTCGATATCACCTGTCACACCGCTACCTGCATTATTAGGTATGCCTGTAAACAAGTCATAGTACTCATCACCTGTGCTGTCTGCTGGTAAACCTATAGCAAGTACATTAGAAGTTGCATCAAACTCTATATTTACTCCCATACCTGCACACGCCCAGTAAATTCTTGTTATTGAAACAGAAGTACATGCTTCACCTCTTTCATTTTTTTCAAGAGCTGATACATCTACTTTTTTTACTGCGCTTTC